CACCAGTCGATTGCTGAGCCGCCGTGACACCGGGAGCGGTCAGCGTGCCCAGGCTGGCGAGATTAAATCCTGCTGACGCACCGAGAGTCATAGATAGCCTGCCGTCTCTCTCAGCCTATGGACGCCCGCTAAGGCACAGGGGGTGTGAGCAGCGTCGTAGCTGGCCTGTTCCTCTGGGGTGGTGTTGCGCAGTGCCCAGTCGATCACCCAGCCGTCAGCGGTGCTGGTTGGCGGGATCTGCTCAACGATCTGCAGGCGACGGTTGTAACCATCGGGCTGAGGGTTGATGGTGACCAGAAAGACGTTGAAGGGCGCCAGGTCTTCCGGGGTGGGTTCAGCGGGGAATGAGATGTTGGGGTGTGCTTTGCGGAGCTGCCAGAGGTTGTAAGGGTACTCGGGCTGACCGTCTGCAGCGATGTGGACGTAGTTCATGAGATTAGTTCCTCCTGGGTGGACAGCTCGGCAACTTGCTCCGCGATCACATCGCGGATGATGCGAGCGCGAAGCTGCTGGTGGAGTTCTTCGTCAAGGCGAGCCTGCAGATCATCACGGAATGAAAGCAAATCAGCGTTATCGGCGTGGTCGGCGTTGATTTTGGCGATGGCCAGGCGGTAGTTGTCGATGTTGATTTGATAGGAGAGCAGTTCGTGATCGCGGCCTTCAAGGGCGGTGGTTAGAATGGAGAGCTTGTTCATTAGGAGTTCCAGGGATAGGCGGTAATAAATGGAGAGCCGTCATGAGCCACTGCAATAGCATCACCAGCGGGGGAAAATGCAACACCGAGGCCGGTGCCCGTAGGCAGAGTTGCAGGATTCGTGTACTTTGTACCGAAGCCAGATGCTGACCAGGGATAGGCGGTGATAAATGGGGAGCCGTTATCCGCCACTGCAATAGCATCACCAGCCGGAGAAAATGCAACGTCCCAGCAAGTGTCCGTAGGCAGCGTCGCGGGATTGGTGTACTTTGTGCCGAAGCCAGATGCTGACCAGGGATATGCGGTAATAAATGGGGAGCTGCCATGAGCCACTGCAATAGCATCACCAGCAGGGGAAAATGCAACGTCCCAGCCAGTGCTCGTAGGCAGCGTCGCGGGATTGGTGTACTTTGTGCCGAAGCCAGATGCTGACCAGGGATAGGCGGTAATAAATGGAGAGCCGTCATGAGCCACTGCAATAGCATCACCAGCAGGGGAAAATGCAACACCGAGGGCGGTGGACGTAGGCAGAGTTGCAGGATTCGTGTACTTCGTGCCGAAGCCAGATGCTGACCAGGGATATGCGGTGATAAATGGGGAGCCCAAATGAGCCACTGCAATAGCATCACCAGCAGGGGAAAATGCAACGTCCCAGCCAATGCTCGTAGGCAGCGTCGCGGGATTGGTGTACTTTGTGCCGAAGCCAGATGCTGACCAGGGATAGGCGGTAATAAATCGAGAGCCGTCATGAGCCACTGCAATAGCATCACCAGCAGGGGAAAATGCAACACCGAGGGCGGTGGACGTAGGCAGAGTTGCAGGATTCGTGTACTTCGTGCCGAAGCCAGATGCTGACCAGGGATAGACGGTAATAAATGGGGAGCTGTTATGCGCCACTGCAATAGCATCACCAGCCGGAGAAAATGCAACTTCCCGGCCAGCGCCCGTGGGCAGAGTTGCAGGATTGGTGTACTTGACCCCAAACCCCGGCGGCCCACCACTATTCGTTGCTGCCAGCAACGCACTACGTCTCAGCATGATCAGACCCTCCCCTTAAGTGGTGCAACCTCAATAGTCGTGCCACCACCAACAACTTCAATAACAACCTTCTCAACCTCGCTGGCAGTGGGTGTCATTGCCGTACCCCCATCCCATTTCACCGTATAACCAGAGTTACCGGTGAACCAGCTAATCGTGCCGCTGGTGTACGAAAACGACAGCACCCCCCGCCACACATAACCGCTCGGGATGCTGGCAAGATTCGACAGGTTGATCGTGGTAGCCCCGGCGATTGCAGCCCCAGTGACAAACTCATTGGCAGCCGTCACATCCACCGTGTAGGTGCCGCTGGAGACGGTTAGCGAGCTGCGGTTCTGCACCACTCCGCCGTTTGTCACCCACCTCCAGCCGCTAACTGCAGCCGTGCCTAATCCCAGGCCGGCGAATTGTGGCGTTGCTGTCGTCCCAAGCCCTACCTCACCAGCACTCAGCGTTCGAAACGTCGGAGCTGCCGCAGCGCCGCTCACGGGGCCAGCAAACACCGCGCCAACCGCTTGCTCTTGGAATGCCCCAGTCAGCGTGCCGGAGCCCGTCACAGGACTGCCAGAGATTGAGAACACGCTGATGGGCAGATCTAGCGCCACACTCGTGACTGTGCCCGTTCCGCCCGGCGGAGGCGTCGTGTACGAAATCACGCCCGTATTCGGGTCGTAACTCAGCGAGCCGCTCACGCTGATCGACTGCCGCGCCCGCGCCTGCGTGAAGTACAGATTCAGCGAGCCTTCAGTCAGCGCATCGGTGGTGCCAGGGCTGGCGCTGATCTCGACGTACGCTGATCCGCTCCAGCGGTAGGTCTTGTTGCTGTCCAGCGCGACGTAGATCTTGCCGGTTTCGCCCGTGGCCGGGAATCCCGCCAGGTTGGCGAACTCCAGCACCTCATCCACATAGCTCGGCAGCAGCGACGATGGAATCAACCCACCAGCATCCAGCCTGGCCAGGCCATTGGCGGTGTTTACCGACAACTCCAGCCGCCTGGTCCGCGTCCAGTACCCCTGCCCGTCCTGCGTGCTGGTGTCGGTGATCGTCAGCGGCAGGCCCGCTGTCACCGTCACGTTCTGCAAGAACTTGTTGTCGGTGTAGGTCTTGACCGCAAACTGCGTCGGTGCAGTGTTCCCGTCAGGGGCGCCGGTTGAGGCGATCAGTGAGGTGTTGTTGCTGATCTCCCTGAGCTGCTCGCCAACGGTGCTGATGCCTCCGTTGCGGCTAAATGGACCGATGAAGTTCAGTCCGCTCAGGTTGAACTGATCCGTGTTGATCGTGACGCTGCCGGTGGTGCCGTCTACCTCGAACTGGCTGCCAACCTTGAAGTCGCCCTTCTCGTTGGTGTTGCTGCTGTAGACCCGACCGTTGTTGGTTTCGACGATCGCATTGGCTGGCACTGGCACGCCGCCGTTCCATGGCAGGGCGTCGTAGTTAGTGCCGCTGCCCACGAACTCAAACGTGTGGCTCGGTGCGCTGATCTGTGAGCGGTTGCGAAAGTCCAGCGCCTGGCCCGCTGTCACCGCATCTTTCAGTCCGCCGTTGAGGCCCGAGAAGAACACCACCCGGTAGCCGGCCCGAGTCGGATCGGTGTTGGCCACCGGGGCGCCGCTGGCATTGATCGGCACGCTGCTGGTGACGATGTAGGCGCTCGTTGGGCAGATGAATCGCAGCCCATTCACCGTCACGTTGCCATTGCCGGCAGGCAGGATCGTCTTTACCGTCAGCGTCACCACGCCTGTGGTCTTGTTGTAGACCGCGTCAGCCACGCCGTAATCAGTGCCGCCGATCGTTGCCGTGCCGCCGCTCACGTACTCGTGCTCAGGGCCAGCAGCGGCTGCCGCCTCGGTGTAGGTCAGCACGTAGTCGCTAATCCTGGTGTAGGCGAACACCTTGGCCTCAGGCGCCTCGGTACTGGCATTCCGGGGGAACACCAGCTGCGGGAACATCAGCTGGCCAGCGTTTGGTCGGGATGCTGAATCACAGATGAACGACAGGCCCACCAGCGTGATGCTGTTCCCGATCGTTGGCGCGTAGCCAGTGGCTGTCAGCACCGTCACGCCCGTGGACTTGTTGTAGACCGCACTGGTGATCGGATAAGGCGTCCCGCCAACGGTGACCGTGCCACCACCCACGTACTCGTGGCCGATGGTGCTGGTGGCCAGCGTCACCGTGAACGTGCTGCCAGGCGTGCTGCCGCCGCGTGCTGTCACCTGCACCGCATTGCCAGGGCTGCCCAGGCTGCCGGCGGTCGGATACTTGATCTGACGCCCCAGTCGGTTGGCGCTGAATCCGATCACATCGAGCTGCGTAGCGCCCTGCCGCACAAACTTATAGGTGCCGCTAGCAGTGCCCGTCACATCCAGCGCACCACCACCCGACGTGGTGCTCACCTGGAACGCATCAGCCGTTAGGCCGCTGCTGATCACAAAGTAAGTCGTGTTGGCCGTCAGACCCGTAGGCAGCGTGCCTTGCGTGGCACTGAACGTCACCTGATCGCCCGCTGACAGCCCGTGGGCCACGGAGCTGAACAGATCGGTGCTCACGTCAATCGTGACGGCCTTCTCTGCTCTCACGGCCCCATAGGCCGCCACCCGAGACTCACCGGTAAACAGCGGCCTGCTGCTGTAGCCATCTGCCATCAGGCCGTAGATGCCGAAATCAGTAGTGCCGCCACCACTCAAATTGACCTGGCCGCCACTCTCGGTCCGAACGTGATACGTGCAGAACGTCCCGAAGAAGCTCACCAACTGCGCATAACCATCATTCAGCACCAAGCAGCCGGGACCGCCCAGATTCACCTGGGTGTAGCTGTCCACCACCATCGAGCGGATGGGGCTGTTGACGGCACACTTGCTGCCATCCACGCGGATGCCGCCACCCGTGTTGCCCGTGCTCTGCGATCCGGCCAGTCCGGCATCGTCCTCGGCGGTGATGCTGGTGCAGTTCTGGATGTAGGGCGACTTCAGAATGAACGCCCCAAGCCCGACAGCACCACGCGCTGTATTATCCGCCAGCTCATCAAAATCAATCGCCCATGCCTGCCGGGTCTCATCCGCCTGGTGCCCAGCAAACGACACGCCCCAGCACCAGAAACCAGAATCGACCTTGAAGATGTCGTTAAACTCCTGGCCGGCTGCGCCCTGCACGATCGTGCTGCGCAACCCTGAGCCGAAAATCGTTACGTCATACTTCCACCGAATCGGCAGAATCGACTCCACATACGTGCCCGGGGCAACGAACACCACATCACCCGGCAGCGCAGCCAATGACGCAGCACGCAGCGTGCGCAGTGGCTCAGCATCACTGGTGCCGTTGTTGAGGTCGTTGCCCTCCAGCGAAACGTAAATCTTCCTGCTGTTGCGCAGTTGCGTCACCAGTTGCGCTACAGCAGCAGCGGCAACGCCGACATTCTCCTTGCCCGACAACGCAGTCGCAAGGCCCGTGATCGTGCTAATGGCCTGCTCACCGGTATGCGTTGCTCGGTTGCGCAGCTGTGCATCAGTGGTGTTGGCGGTGGCACCCGCGGCAATCTCCGCCAGTTTCAGCGCCTGCGCAGCCGTCATCGCCCCGCGATTGCTGCTTGTCGCATCAGGCAGCGTCTGCGCAATCTGCAGCGTGCTGCAATCCTTGGTGACACCCGCTGCTACATCATCAATCGGTACCCGCTCAGCGCCTGTAAGCGGCCCCGTCGCGTCGGGCAGGCCTGAAATCGTCGTGGGTTGGGTCATGCTTACAGAGTAACGATCGGCTGCTGACTCAATGTCTGAATCGGCGTCGGTTGCGAGCTCAGCTTCTCCAGCACCATCACGCAGAACCGGCCATCAGCCAGCCGCAACGGTTCATGCTGCAGCTTGTACGTCAGGCCTTCGTGCTGCACTTGGTCGCCATACTGCAAACCGCCGAACTGATCAGTCCTGGCA